TTACATCAGAAGAAAATAACTTCTGTAAGTTCAAGAGATACATCTGTGAAGCGTTGTTGTCACCGCCGCTCACGGATTTTTTGTAGTCGAGATTTTCGATGATTCGTTTTAGGGATGGCACGTCAAACACAAGGGTTGCAAAAGTATCCTTGCCTATACACAGGTTGTGGAACCAGTAGTCTGCTTCTGTCGCGTTAATACCGCTGGGCTTACCATAGGATTCATATTCAATCGCTATGTTACCTGTCTTAGCCCACATGTCTCGTTCAGACTTAACCTCTATCTTTTTATCTGTGAGCATGTCAGCAACCCGCTGTTCGCGAACTTTACCATAGGACAGGTCGAGGTCGAACTTCTTGCGGTCACATACTGCTGGTTCCATGTCACTCATTGTCTTCATCCTTTTCTGGATTAGGATAGTATACTTCAACCCACGACTTACATTCAGGACACTCTAAACAGGTAAGTATAGTATATCTATCATCTGTCAGTTCATCCGCATCGTGGTCGCCAACCCATCTTAGCTCTGCTTTACAGTGCCAGCACCTCATGCTGCTGTCAAGTCTACAACTTCACAAACACCTGATGAACAAGCGAGTTCGCGGGAGCCACTCGTGTTGTCTTCTTTTTCAAAGTCAGTGAGTTTGTTCCAATCAATGTTGACAACTTCCATGCGTTGTTTCCATTCTAGGTAATCATCAGGGCCTATGTCTTGATAGGGTGCCTGCTGATATGTATGGTCACTGTGAGGTAAAAATGACACACCAGAGGCTACATCAAAGTTTTCATACACCCACGCACCTACTTCCATCCACTCGTGTTCCTTTACAGTTACAGTGATAGATGGTTTGTGTTCGCACCAATGTATGGCATAAGTCTTCCACAATTCTAGTTGTTCTATAGCCGACATCCGTGTTCTTGTAACGGCACCGGACGGAGAGCGCATAGGAAAACTAAACACCGTAACACTGTCCGGCTTACCCATATCCCTCTCTGCAGGCACCCCACTATCAATAAGAAACTGTGTTAGTGGGTCTTTGTTATCTCCACGAACTGTCCTTATAAAGTGGTCGTTGTGTCGTGCATGTATCCCGCTTGCTGCGTCCACCAGTTGAGACACAGTACCCGACGGTTTGACACAAGTGATTGCAGTACTCTGTGGGATTCCAAGCGTCTGGGCAAAGCTCTTGTTCACCTCTATCGCGTGTTCTCGCATTTCGTCTAGCCACCGCTTGCTGTCTACATTTTTTGATAAAACTGGATGGTCCATTATACCAGTCAAGGAGACACCCAACAAGCGTTCTTCTTCCGCGTTGTCTTTCCATGCTTTCCTCAAATATTTAAAATCTACAAGGGTTGATTGTAAAGTACCTAAAATAGTTGCTATCCGTACCTTTTCTTTCAAAGACTCTAGCGTGTCGTTTTCACGAACTACACACTCTGACAAATTACAGAAACTGTATGGACGTAAGATTATCTCACTGCAGGGGTTCGTACCCCACATGTGTCCTGTCTCTCGTCTACCATTACGAGCCACCTGTTTGTCAGCAGCCTCACGATTGAACATGCCACGCTCATCAGACTTACTATCGTACAATGCAAGCCACTCACGCATGAACGTACCCATCTCTGGTTTAGTCTTGTAAGCAACAGAGTTATTCGCCAAAGCTCGTTGACCGTTACGATAAATTTGTTTGTCGGGTTCATCCCACCACTCACCAGCTTTTGCGTGGCGCATTTGGTCGTCATTGAGATTAGATAGGCTAATCAGAGCAGACCTGCGAACACCACCCACAACAACTACCTCACCTACCTTACACATAAGGTCATGGCACTCAATAGGAAATAGCCTACGTCCCGCTGCCTTCTTAAATATATTTACACTGAAATCGAATAGGTCAACAAGAGGTTTAGGGCCACTTGCTCTTCCCCCCATAATTTTTAACTTTGCACCAGCAGGACGAATATCAGAAATATCCCAAGAGGGTATCTGTCCTGCATACAATAACGCAATCAGTTCGCGGTAAGCTTTTGCCCATCCGGGTTTACTATCAGCTACTTTAATTACTGTTTCAGACTTACTGAAGTTATCTGAAACAACGGGTAACTTATCCACATTCTCACGTTCAACGCTAAATCCAACACCAGTGCCACACATCAGTATATACATACACTCATCAAACGAACGAGGACTATCAACTGGTATATAGCTACAATTATATCCACATATATTATCACGAGCCAAAGCAGGACCTGCAGTCATCATAGCTCTCATAGATGGCATGACGTTAAGACTTAGGATAGCATCTTCTAATTCAACTTTTAATGAATCTGGTAAGATATAATCATGTTTATCGCGCACATAATTATCCATAAAGCTAATATATCTGGATACAGTCTCATCCCAGTTCTCCCGTCTTTCTTCATCGTCAATCCAACGAGCATAACGTGACTTGTGAATAAATTGCTGATACACAGTGGGCAGTTGGTTGTTCATTTATTTTCTCCTCGAACATCTATTAATTTGTCTAAATACCACTTGGCTTTGTTTAAGTCTTCAATACCATTTTTGTAACGGTATCTCCACAGATATTTCATTATGTTTCCCTGCAGATAATATTCGAACCCATCTAGGGTTGCTGCTTGTATAGCGTCTATACATTATATTCCTGAACTGTTGTAGTGTGGTGGGCTGTTAACCATGTCCACAACAACATTACCATAAGCTTCTTTGCCTGCTCTTTCGTTTTCTTCTTCGAGCTTCTGCTTCATGTACGCTTCATGTCTCTTCATTGTTTTTTTCCAAAATCTACCTTAACAACATTCTCTTCCTTGGAAAGTACTCTAGGTTTATCTGCACTGTCAACCTCTTCCATAATAGAGTCAGCCATATCATAAAAAGCTATACGTGCCATACCTGCTTTCATAACCCTATCAAAATCATTTTGTAACAACTCCATCAGTCCCTGTTGGGCTACAAACCCCGCATCCATGAAGTCGTCATTATTATCTTCATGCACAGTGGTTGTATCGTAAGCAGTCATGTTGAATGTCTCATCATCAACTCTACTCATTATAATGTACCATCTTTCAGGTAGTAAACTTGCCTTTTCAAATTCTCTTTCATCAGCCATTTGTAATCCAATCTTGGGGTATGTTACCTTCAGCCCACGGGAAACTGTAGCGGTTCGCCCAGTCAGCGTAGGTTGTTTTACTACCCCTGTAAATTTTGTTACTGGCTCGTAGGAATACGAACCGGATATCTAAGTTTGGGTGTTGCTGTTTTATAAGTTGCATTTTAACACGGTCCCCCTTATCTAAATGGCCCTTTATTTCCACGTAGATGTCCGTCTGAGGTAGGTAAAAGTCAGGTGTGTAGGTACGTACCTTGGGTATGTACTCGAACTTGTGTTTCTCATATTCAAAGGGTACATCACGGTTTGCAAGAGATTTAGCTATGTTAATCTCAAATGCAGACCTGTATCTAGTGCCTCTCATAATCCTTGCAACGGAAACCCCGCCTTCATTCCGTCTAGCCTTTTCAACAGATATTGTCCTACTTTTGGGGAACGTTTTTCTAACAGTGCCATCTCTTCTGATAATAGAAGTGTCGGAAGGCATACGAGAACTCCTTGTCTAAGATTATATATGATAGCTTGAAACTCCTCTTCTATGAGCTTGATGTCTCGTGCCTCACTTTCCCAAGCCAAGGCTCCCCCCGCTGAAAAGTTGTTACGCATAGTTAGTGGCAAAGATGTTTCCATCCTGCGAACATCAACAGTAGCGGGGCCACCCCCTCGCTTCTCATGGGATTCCACAAACACACAACGCATTTCTGGATTCAAGTCAAAGAGTTCGAAGGGGTAGCCCCGTGTATATAAGATAGGCATAACTAAGCAACATCTTTTACGTGCTTGGTATACCAAGTGTATGGCTTAAACTTTGCTTTGGACGTTGCCTTGGGAGCATGAACTGCATTTTTCCAACACATAGTTTTGAAAGAACAGAATGTACATGTCTTAGGCATAAGTCGGTTTCCCGTCTCTACCTTTTGACCATTTACGGTGTGCATTTCTGGTGTTGATTGAAAAGGAATCTTGAAGGGTGCGTCACTTGTGATAGCTTCAACACGCCTGCTTGCATCTTCTAAGTAAGTTTTCCGGTCTTCACTTTGTTCGCGGGGTGCTTCTACAAAGTCCCATTCTCCATTAGATTTATTTATTACAATCCAACCACCAAAACGTTTACCCTCTGATTCTCCATACAAATGTCCTTGCATGATATAACCAAAGGGGTCATCCTCTTTGATAACTTCATAACCCCCTCTACCAGAAAACTTATTTTCATATGACCATTGACTGGCAGTTTTAATATCCCAAACTTCTTCTTCACCATCAACTTCAAGAATTACATCTAATGTACCATCTATGCTTTGACCAGCAAGTTCGAGGGAACATTTCTTT